GGTCACTGTTTCTCGCAATGTGAAGCATGCCTTTGATAGCTTCTTCGCTATATTCAGCAGTTCTTTTCAAAATATCTCGTGCTTCTTGAAAGTCATCTTCTAAGTCTTGTTCTGCGTTTGCAGGAGGCACAGGAAGATTATTCACTTCTCGTGTTTGTTTTAGATTGCTCTCAAGAGCCTTTGTCTTGTCTTTTGTGTTAAACGTAGCGTCTAACTCTTCAAATGGATTATTCAATTTCATCACCAAAACTTTCTAAGATTGAAGTTATATATTCATATTCATCTGCTGGAGTTAATGTCTTATCTATAACACCATCGTTTCCTATTGTAGCTGTACTCTTAATTCTTACATTTAAGAAGTCATCTTTCTCGTACAATTTAGCAATAGATTCTTTAATTACTCCTACATTGTCAACAGGCCCGTAGAAATTTAATCTCATTGTAAAGTTAAATGTCCAGATAATACTTTGTCTGTCAGCAAACTCGCCTTCATAGGTATCATCATAGTCTATGTTATCGAGTGTAATTTTTATGTCTCGTTTAATACCAAGCGTTGGCATCTCGTTGACAGTAATGTTAAAATCAGGATTGAAAAAAGGTAGTATCTGTTCTACAATTCTGAGTCCGTCTTCTTGATTCTTTGCAAACACATAAAGAGCAAGCGACATGTTGTAAGGCGTTGCTACATAAGAAGACCTTACAGTAGTTGTATCATCGCCCTCTCCTACTGCTTTGTTTCTTTGAATAGGAGAAACTTTGCGACTAGGATCATATGTTAGCTGCTGAATCTCAAATCCCATACGAGGCAAAACAATTGCTACTTCGCCACGAGATTCTGCATCAGGAATCAATGCAATACGAGACAAGAACTTCTGTTTTGTAGAATACGCAAGAGGCACTCGCATAACTTGTGCGATTTCCCCTTCAGTTGTTCTTCTTTCTACACGAATGTTATTAAATATCATTCCGAAAGCAACAATCGCTTTGCGAATATGTTCGTGATAGAATTGAGTATTTTTAAACATTAACCTATTTCTCCAAACGGATTGACTTCAGAGAAATCTAGAATATCATCAGCCTCATTTTCTAAAATGAAATCAGTATTATCAGTTCTTTCTGTAGACTTAGTAAGCGCATAGTCTTCTAGAATAATAGAAGTGCCATCTTCTTGTAGCAGAAGTGTACCGTCTTCCAACAAGAATTGATACAAGAACATATCGATGTTTTGTTCTGCGTATATGTTATCTATAACAGCAACGCCAGTGTTAATAACCTCAGAAGAATACTCAAAGGTTTCGCACTGTAGATTGAATACATTGATCTTGCTTAACTGATAGAAAGGATTTTGAAACTCTACCATTTTGATTTCAAGCATAGAGCCAGTGAGAGGAAAGAATAGTAAATCGCCCTCTGATGGTCTTGCTTCTAGAGAGAATTCTCCACCAGAAGTTTGTACCATTTGCTCCCATCTTCTTTTAGATAGAACAAACGTAGCTTGGTCTCGTATCTCAATTCCAAATTTTGTAAACAGTTCGCCTTGACCTTCGAAGCCATCGACATTCTGAATATACATTTCTAGAGGATACGCTTGATTGAACTGAGACAAAGTATCTTCGTCAAAGATGTCATCAGTTGCTACTTGTGTTCGTGGAAGATAGTAGATATCTTGGCCGTAGATTTTTAAGCTCTCAATGATAAGGTCTTCGATGAGACGCTGTTCATTGGTAGTTCCGCTTGTCAGTCCACTTTGAAAATAAAAGTTTGTAGGCATGATCTTATCCTACATAGAACGAAGGAGGTAATTCGTAGCGAGATTGCATCTCGTCTTCTATAGCATTAATCTCTGTAATAGCCTCTTCGAAAATTTTGTCGCCGTTGAGCGTAACACCGCCTGGCATTTGAATTCCACCAAACTTCTTCATGTTCTCGCCCCACTGTCTTTTGATAAGAGCAGTAGCGTATTTTTTTAACCACATATCGTCATAGACTTCTGTGTATTCTTCTGGATCAAGAATTGCGTAAGCTTCAGCAACTACATAGTCACCAGGATCAAATGTCTTGTCCCAATCTGTGTCGATATATAGTCTATCAGTCTTTCTGTTAAAACGAATCTGTCTGTCACTGATAAGAAGTTCATCGAGTGTTTGAAGATGAGACTGAACCATGCTGTAGTAAATCATGTCAGCGCCCATCAGATTGTACAAATCGTTTTGTCTAAACTGATACTGTATGTCGAATAAATTGCCGTCTTTAGTGTTTGAAGTTGCAGCACCACCAAAGTTGAATAGTCTGATAACACCTGTAATGCCGTTACTGATAGGAATATACTTGTTATCCATATCACCTGCGACATACGGTGTAGTAGAGTCAAGGGATGCTATGGTACCAGAAATAGAACCTGTGATTGTTTCTCCTGCTACAAATACGCCAGCAGTATCTTCAACAGTTAGAGTTGTGCCCGACCCACTCCTTACTACTGTACTAGCACCTGAAGTTGAGCCAGTAACTCTGTCGTTATTTAGAAAGTTACCACCAGCAGGAGTAGTGAGATTGAGAGTAGAGCCAGTGATCTTATGCTGAACATAAGTTCGCTCTACGCCATCAAAATGATACTCTTGCCAAAGTTGAATGGCATCATCGATGCGGTCGTTGACCTGATCTTCATCAACATTAATCTCGATGACAGGAAAGCCAAGCCTACGCAAACAGTAGTCTATTAGCTCTTGTCTAGTTGATAATGCCATTCGTGCGTTCCTTCGGTGTTTCTTTTATTTATAATATTAAATACTATAGTCAGCAGCAAGTAAATTTAATACTTCTGTTTTTTCCTGTTCTGTTAGAGAGCATTCATTTAAATAATTCATAATAAAAGTTTCTGGACTATCTTCTTCAATATTATTTATTATATAGTCGTATGTTTCTGTTATGATATCCATAAATTCTCCTTACAATTTTGTTATTGTACAGTATCCATTAGAGGGTTTGTAATTGAATGCATTTAAATTTCCCACGCTTCCAGGATAAGGAGCGGTTACAGAACTTGGTGCGTAAAAAGAGCCATCACTAGTCCAAGCATTAGATGCCGCAGAAGCTATAAAACTTCCTCCACCACCGGAATAGTTGCTGTTGTTACAGTTACCACCACCAGAATAGCCGCCTCCACCGCCCGAACCGCCCCAACCGCCTGGTCCGCCACAGCCAAACCCACCGTGCAATCCTGATCGTGAAGATGGTTGTGAGGTATCATAGGTGGTATCAAAGTGTCCTCCCTCTCCTCCATTTCTAAAAGATTGCGCTCCTAAGAAATAATTATATCCTGACACAAATACTGGCCGACGTAGATCTCCTTTACTATTGCCGTCGGTGTAAAATCCTGCGGCGCCGCCGCCACTGCTGTCTGCATTATGTCCGCCACCACTAGCAGCATACCCGCCAGTGCCTCCGTTTGATCCTGATCCATTTTTACCGCTGGTGCCAGTATTTGCTCTAAGATTTTGATTATAGGTTGTAGTAGATCTAATTGTACCTCCTCCTCCAGCAACAATCAAAGGATCAGAAGTAGCTACTGAGTTTCCAGTGGCAACGAAAGTTCCTCCGCCGCCTCCTTGCCAAGGTCTTATACCATTGTAATATGACTGTTGGCCCACTAATATAAAAAGAATAGTTCCCGCTTCTAAAATAAAATTTGCCTGCATTATAGCTCCTGCTCCAGTATATCCTGAGCCGGCTGTATTTGTTCCACTTGCTCCCGCTACTCTTATTTTATATGTAGCAGTTTGCGGAACAGTCCAATATTGAATACCATTAACTGCATTATAAAAACTAGTATTATTTAACCAAGGATTTGTTGAAGTGTTATAAAAAGATTTTAGAGTACTAAGACTTGGGCCAGTTCTACCTACTGTATTTGCTGAACTAAAATCAAAAAAAGAAAAATCATAAAGTGCTGGTGCTGATTCTGAAGGCGGCACATTAGATATAAGAAAATTCTGAATGCCTGCCATTATGACACATTTCCGTTAATGACACAAAGTGTACTAGAGATAAAAAATATAGTAGCTATTCCTCGAGTTGCTAAAGTAACAGATGATACGTTTGTATTTGTCCCGCCTATATATGCAGTAGATATAGAAAGAGTAATTGTTCTATCGCCTGTAGTATTATTAAAAATAGAAACAACATCGCCTTCAGAAAATGTGCTGTTAGGCACAACAATACTACCGCCTGATCCTATCTGAACATATTTCCCCACATCATTTGTACTAAGTGTATATGAAGAGGTTTTTGTGCCTACTGCTGGAATATTAAGATATCCTATATTATTAGATCCAGCAGAAATAGAAGCAAACGATAAAGTACCAGAACCATTAGTAGTTAATACTTGACCATTAGTGCCGTCTGATGATGGGTAGATTAAGTTTTGAATTCTAACAGTATCTGAAGAGGGGTTACCTACGTATACATTCCCTGACCCACCACTTACATCAGTCGCATTGCCTTGAATATAAACAGTACCGTCAGTATTGGAGCCTCCACGAGCACCACGAATATATACATCACCAGCAGAACCGTTACTGCCGTTATACATACCTGTAATACTGGCGTATGAAATAGCCCCACTTCCATTCTGCCCACCAAAGATCATGTTACTCTGTAAGTCTAAGTTGCCGCCCAACTGAGGAGTTGTATCTTCTACAAGATTCGAGATACCACCAGAAGCATCAGCGAATGAAAGGTTACCAGAACCGTCTGTAGTTAGAACTTGACCATTAGCGCCGGCACTAGTAGGTAGTGTTAGTGTATAACCAGACCCTACACTAGAGGGAGTAGTAATTGTTACAGGGCTATCACCACTATTTGTAAATATTAATTCACCTCTTGATAAGACTAATTTATTGTAAGCGTTGGCGTAAATAACTCGACCTGATATAAGTCCAGGTGCATTGTCTTCATAGAAGCTAAGATTGGCGTATCCTGTTCCAATAGAATGACCGTTTGTATCTAAATTGGCACCAAGTTCAGGTGATGTATCTTCTGAAAGCTCAGAGATCCCACCACCACCAGAAGCTGCGGCAGCTAGTGAATAAGTGAATTCATCAGCGTTTGGAGCGTATCCTGGAGTAGATAATTGATAGATATATGTCCTGCCAGCGGCGTTAGTGCCATCATCAGCCTCTTCACCGTGAGCACTAACGATAGCATAGTTACCAGATATTGACACTGAATAACCAAAGTAATCATTTCCAGTTGTACCATAAGGATTAGGATTATCGAGCGTAGCAACTAATTCACCTGTAGTGACATTGAAGATGTGTGCTATACCTCCATAAGTATAACCTAGCGCATATGCACCAACAATAGCATAGTTACCAGATATTGATACTGCGTAGCCAAACTGGTCCTCATAAGCATAAAGTCTAGGGTTATCGAGCGTATGAACTAATTCACCTGTTGATACATTGTAGATGTATGCTTTACCTGCAGAAGAACCGCCATCAGAACCCTCTTCATAAGGTGCGCCAAAAATAGCATAGTTACCAGATATTGCTACTGAGTTACCAAAGTAATCATTCGCACTTGTACCATAAGCATTTGGATTATCGAGCGTATGAAGTAGTGTACCTGTTGTTACATTGTAGATGTATGCTTTACCTGCAGAAGAACCGCCAGCATCATCTTCACTCCAAGCGCCAACAATAGCATAGTTACCTGATATTGCTACTGAGCCGCCAAATTTATCCTCAAGACCTGTATCATAAGCATTAGGATTATCAAGCGTATGAAGTAATGCACCAGTAGTTACATTGAAGATATATGCTTTACCAGAAGAACTGCCACTAGCATCATCCTCGAATATAGCGCCCACAATGGCGTAATTACCAGATATTGCTACTGACTCACCAAAGTAATCACCAGCACTTGTACTATAAGCATTTGGATTATCTAATGTATGAACTAAAGCACCTGTAGTGACATTGTAGATGTATGCTTTACCCGACTGAGTGCCACCTCCATCATCTTCTAAAGATGCACCAATAATTGCATAGTTACCTGATATTGCTACTGAGGTACCAAATTTATCCTGAGCACTTGTATTATAAGCATTAGGATTATCTAATGTGTGAACCAATGAACCTGTTGTCACATCAAAGATATATGCTTTACCAGAAGAAAGACCGCCAGCATCGTCTTCATAACGAACACCAACAATTGCATATTTGCCTGATATTGCTACTGACTCACCAAAATTATCATTAACACCTGTATCATAAGCATTAGGATTATCAAGTGTATGAAATAGAGATGCTGCAAATGACTCGCCACTAGCAGCATCAGCAAAGGATAGCGTACCAGAGCCATCAGTTGTTAGTACTTGACCGTTAGAGCCGTCTGTAACATTTAACTCAGTAATTCCTACTGTATTTGCTGCGATTGAGGTCAAATATCCTGCTGTTGAATGGTCGCCCCATCCGTATGCAGTATCCCAATTGCTAATCTTTGTATTGTCTTGAGTCCATTTAGTAGCAATGCTATTCGTAATAGTTGTTGAGAAGTTAGCATCATCGCCAAGTGCTTCTGCCAATTCATTGAGTGTGTCGAGTGCGCCAGGAGCCGAATCAATTACTGTATTAACTACCTCATTAATTCTGTTATCTGTAGCTGCTGCTGTTAAAAAACTTGTGTCATTATCTAAGAAGGGTTGAGCGCCAGTTTGTATTGCGGATCTAGCAAAGTCTGATACTTTAGTTCCGTCAATAGCCTCAGTACCTTCTACTTGAGTTTCAATATCTTTTAGAGTGTAATTAACACCAGTAAAAAGTTTACCGTTTTTATTGTCAAAGAAAAAACTTCTAAGTCTACGAGCCATTATTGAGCAACCTCTGTCGTCTTAACTATTGCTGTCCATCGTATCGTTTTACTTGTTGCTCCAGTTACAAAAACATTAATCGCATTATTTGTATCGTCAGCTCGAACATCGACTGACAGCGCAACATCGTCTTGTGCTACTGCGATTTCGTATACACTACCTACATCAGCTACAGTTTCGCTAAAATTATCAGCGCAACCTTTTAGATGCCAAGAGGCACTTTCGCCTGTAGCATCTGTTCTTCGTGCTACAATAGATACTTCGTAAAAGACTGTTGTGTTTGTAGCGACAGGAATTCTTGTAGATGCTGTTGTCAGAATTTCTGTTTCAGTTGCGTCGGTGGTTGTGCCATGAAGAACATATTGATGTGTGTAATATGAATCAGTACCTTGAGTTAAGATACCATCTATGTCTATATTACCTGTGCCTGTAATATCATTTGAGTTAAGATCAAGATCGCCGCCAAGTTGAGGTGTAGTATCTTGAACTAAACTAGTAAATGTTTCGCTTGTTAGATAACTTGATAAGTCAGGAGGAGTATAAGTAAATACTCCAGTAGAATTATTGTATGATAGTGCTGCGGAGCCTGCTGAGTTAGTTGTTACACTTAAATCAGTAAGAGCAATGCCGCCTCCTGAAGCAGGTGAACCGCCATCGAGGCTAGACATATCATAAGTATTTGTAGCAGTAGTAAGATTTCCTAAATCAACTTCATCCGCAAAAAACACAGGTGTTTCTGTGGTAGTATTAAAAGAAACTATAGTTCCATCAGATTTTTTAGAAAATATTTTAGCGTCAGTTAAATTTAATGCCAGCTCACCTACCGCAAGATCACCTGATCCTGGAGTAGATGAGCTAGTCTCACTTCGTTTTACTTGATATACTATAGCCATAATTCACTACCTTAGTTCAACAATGTACCAGCTGAATTATAAACATCAATTCGATTATTGTCGATTTGAGTTTGAATAGAACTAGTTACACCATTTACATAGCCTATCTCTGTAGCAGAAACATCGCCAATAGAAGTAGTTGAAGGCAAACTTACAGTTCCAGTAAATGTAGGTCCTGCAAGTGGAGCTTTTAACGCAAGACTGTTAGTTACTGTAGTTGAGAAGTTAGCGTCATCACCGAGTGCTGCTGCCAATTCATTAAGTGTATCTAATGTAGCTGGAGCAGAGTCAGTAATTGTTGCAATGATGTTTGATGCAGTATCATATCCATTAGTAGATAGATATGTGCCTACATCAGAATCGCCATATGAAGCGGCTGCTGCAAGAGATAAAGTTCCTGCGGCATCATCATATGTTGCAGTGATGTTAGTGTGAGTAGCAGTTGTGAACATACTCGCAGCGGCATCTTGTACTTGTTCCGTAGAAACACTTACGTTAGATCCGTCTGCTAAAGCAATTTCAAAGCCGCCCTGTGTTGAACCATCGTGAACTACTAGGGTATCCTTAGTAGTATTGACGGTAACTTCTCCTTCAGCACCAGTGAACGATGCATGTTCGGCAGTAGTACCTCTTCTTAGTTGTAGTATTGTTGGCATTTTCTATTCTCCTAGCTATAAGTGCCGCAGTCAATATCGGTTATGTTTGCCGCAGGAATAGCTGTTCCACTATCCAGGTTGTTTAAGTCAGAACGCAACATTTCGAAACCACCTGCTGTACTTCCATCATGTAATACAATGGTATCTTTTGTTGTGTTTACGGTAATCTCACCCTCTGCGCCTGTAAAGGTTGCATGTTCGGTAGTAGTACCTCTTCTAAATCTAATTCTACTAGCCATTATGCGAGACTCCCGTAATCGATTGAGTTATAATCAGCTACATCTTGTGTGATTAGACCGTAGTCTTGGTCAGCATTAATTGATACTTTAACAATTGCTGTACCAGCTTCAGAATCAAAATCAACAAACATGTTTCCTGTTTCTGTGTCTGCAAATGCAAACTTTGTAACTTCGTTAGTAACATCAGTATCCGAAGCAGTAATACCAGGATTCATATCTACAACGGTACCGTCAGACTTCTTTACATAAATTTTCTTGTCAGTTGGATTGACTGCAATTTCGCCTACAGCTAGATCACCTGAACTCGGTATCGAGCCCTGTGTTTCCGACCGTTTCGGCTTGATTATTGTTGCCATTTACCGATTCCTCTTTTGTATTATTTCTGAGCTTTTCTTTAAGCTCTTTAATTTTATTCTCGGCATAATCTAAATCTTTTAGTAACTTAACATTTTGATTGAATAATGTAGCTTTTTCTTCTTCTAATTTTTTAGTATCAGTAGGTGCCTTTACTTGTTGCTTGGCTTCTTTCTCAAGTCTTGCAACTTTAGCTAATGCAGCATCCTTTTCTGTTTCAAATTGCGCTATAATTCCATTAGCTTGTTCAATACCACCTTCTAGTCTTGAAATGAAATCTGCATCATCTTTAGCTTTTCGCTGAAGATCGAAGTTTTCATTCCTCAATTTCTCTTCAGTGTCCTTTAGCTCTTCAATCTCTTGAGCCTGATTTCTTACTCTTTCTTGTATCTCTGCCGTTTCAGTGGCAGCATTTTGTTGCTTTGATTTTAAAAGAAGATTTTCAAGTGTTAAATCATTCACGCTCTTTGCAAGATTTGCAATATAAGCATTAATCAAGTTTTCGTTTTCCATTATAATGTCACCTTTGTTATGTTAAGTAAAAGAGGGGAGTTTCCTCCCCTCTCTCTTTATACTATTTAGTATGAACCGCCGTCAAGAGTGTTAGTCCAATCTGGAGTACCACCGTTTGAGTAGAGGATATAACCGTCAGTACCTGCGGCTGTCGCTTGCAAGGCACCAGTTCCGTTACCGTAAACGATACCGTTGCTAGTGAATGTGCCTGCGCCAGTACCACCGTCTGCTACTGCGATTGCAGCAGAAAGACCTGAAACAGTACCGCCAGAGAGTGAACCAGTTACGTCACCTGTGAGGTTACCAGTTACGTTACCAGTAACATTACCAGTGAGATCACCAGTCACATCGCCAGTTACGTTACCAGTTACGTTGCCTGTAACATTACCAGTTACGTTACCAGTGAGGTTAGCAACCAAAGTAGCAACAGTATAGCCAGTTGCAGTCTTGTCAATAGTGTTGCCAGTGATGTTTTCTTGTGATTCAAAGAGATGGAAGTTACCGTCGTTTGCGTCACGGAAGAGACCAGTAGTCTTAGCAGCACCGTCGTTGAACTTACCGAAGAAACCGATGTCAACTGCGTCTGAAGCGTTACCAGTAGCGAAGGCTACGAGTGAATCTTCAACTGCCATGTTAGTAGTGTTAACCTGAGTAGTTGTACCAGAAACAGTCAAGTTACCAGAAACAGTGAGGTTACCACCAATAGTTGGGTTGTCTACGAGACCAATAGTTACTTTGTTAGCAGAAACAACAACATCAGTTTCGTTAGTTGTGCCTTCGAAAGTAAGAGTTTCGCCACCAGCAACAGTATCAGTAGTTGTACCGTCAGTAATGTCGAATGAAGTAGCAATTGCTTGCTCAGATACGGAAGTTACACGACCTTTTGCGTCAACAGTAATCTGTGGAACAGCAGTAGTCGAACCGTATGTTGCAGCAGTAACACCTGAGTTAGCAAGTGTAAGAGTGATGTCTGCATCAGCAGAACCGTCAAAACTTACAGTACCAGTTGCGTCACCTGAAGTGCTGATGTTGCGAGCAGTTTCAAGCGCAGATGCAGTAGCAGCGTTGCCTGAAGTGTCTTGGTTACCAGTAGTGTTTACACCAGGAAGATCGATGTTTGCAGAACCGTCGAATGAAACACCACCAATAGTGCGGGCAGTTTCAAGAGCAGTTGCAGTATCAGCGTTACCAGTCACATCGCCAGTTACGTTACCAGTGAGATCACCAGTCACATCGCCAGTTACGTTACCAGTTACGTTGCCTGTAACATTACCAGTGAGGTCACCAGTTACGTCACCAGTGAATGTAGCGTCAGTGCCGTCAGTGCCGTTTTCAAGTACTTTAGAAGTACCATCTGCTGCGAACACATCACCAGTCAAACTAGTTGCGTCTGCGCCTGATACAGTACCAGTAAGTGTAACATCGCCTGAACCATCGATGCTTACAGAACCAGAAAGGTCACCAGCAAGTGTGATTGTACGAGCAGTTGCCCATGCAGATGCAGTATCGGCGTTACCAGTGAGATCACCAGTTACGTTACCAGTAACATCAGCAGAGATTGCGCCAGAACCGTCACGCTTAACAATAGCGTTGTTAGTTTTGGCTGAAGTTG